GCAGCAGAAGCTCCAGATTGACAACCAGATAAATTATCAAGGTCTGCATCATAAGCCTGAACATTCGTTCCAATAGCGAGTCCTAAAGCTGTCCTGGCTGCACTTGCACTTGTGGCACCAGTTCCACCATCTCCGATCGCAAGTGTTCCTGTAATAGAACTTGCAGCTAGATCAAGAGCTAATTCTGTTGACTCAATTACTAAACCACCATTTGATTTAAGATCAAGGCTCAATTCATTACCAGATTTATCTAATCCATTTCCAGCAGTTACATTACCACTGGAAGAAAATGTACTAAATGATAAATTATTTGTACCTACAACAGCAGATCCTTTATTAGAAGTACAAACAAAACCGATATCAGCATTAGTAGATCCCTGTTCAACAAAAGTAAATGAACCAGCAGCATCAGCACCAGTAGTTAAATCATCAGCCCTCGCTGGTGTATCTCCTACAACATAAATTCCATTCTGTGTAGCTGTACTTTGATCTTTAACAAGAACTCTATCACCATTAGCAAGAGTCACTCCATCCAACGTATCACCATTGTTCAATGCTGTCGCAATCGTAATATTTGCTGTTGTAGCTGCAACACAACTACCTTTGACATCTAAACCCTCACTTACGCTGTCAACATAACCCTTTGTTGCAAAATGAGCATCAGAAGTTGGCGTAACTCCTGAAACAGTGCTTGTCGCACTAGCCAACTGATCAAGTCTATTTGTTCTTACCTGTGTATCAAAATCAGAAATTTTAGATGCTGTTAGCGTTGGTACGTCTGCAACAACGAGAGATCGAAATGTAGGTGCCGCATCACTTCCTGTCGTAGGTCCTGATAATACTAAATTAGCTCCCCTTACTGTTGCCTTATCAAAAAATGCTCCCTTACCACCAATTGCTTCGATAGATGTGGCAGATCCACCCGCTCCTCCTGTCCCTTTACCTATAACTAATACTTCATCACCTTCTCTAAAGGCTACCTCTGCATTTTCTAATGAAGTTGGGTTTGATGATCCAGTTGATCTCTTAATTCTAATTGTATTAGCCATCAGAAGTTACCTCCATCTACAAGTGTTAGTTTTGTTGTTGTGTTGTCTGCTTTAAATGTATCAGAACTTGAGTCATAGTAAATTACAGAGCCATCAACTTTTGCAGAAGTGTCAAAAGTTACACCACTGATAGATCCACTTGGACCTTGAGGACCTGCTGTAGTAATCTCGACTGTAGTTACATCAGATACCTGACTGACTACGACTTGATTAGGACTGCTCATGCTGTGTAACCTTCACTTATAAATAGTTTACCCTCTAAATAATAAAATTTGTCACCACTTGGTTCTGTTAGTAATACGTCATAAAACAAAATACTTGGAGTAAAGGTTGCTGTTTGAGTATCCGTTAAAGAGATATCTACAATACCGTTGGCTCTGTCAGTATAGGCAACAGTCCAATCAGCAAATTTTGTGCTTCTATCTTCATTGTAAACCTGTGCAGCTACAGTATATCCTGTAAGATTTATTGCCGATCCAGTAGAATCTTTAAAGGTTAATTTTATAGGAAAGTCCGCTCTTCTATCTACGGTAAAATTTTTCTTTCCTGGAATAATAGCCATTTTTAGCTAGGTTTTGGATATTTTGATTTTACAGCAGCAATATGATCTTTCCAAGTTGTTGTACCATTTATCGCATCTTTATATTGCATATCTAGTTGATCTCCTATCGAAGCGTAGATTGTATCTGTTGTTCCAGCCTCTCCTGTTCTTTGCTTTCGATATAAAACAGCAGCCTCTTCTGCATCAAGTAGTGTTCTAGCCTCATCAACTTTAGCCTGATCTATTGTAACAGTATTTCCATTGCTGTCCTGACAACCTATTCCATCATCAACAAGCACAACATTTGGATATGCTCTAAATATTGCTGATGCGTCTAAACTTGCCATAATTTTTTATTTATAGTATAGCTTGAATTTTTAATCAATTTCCATTGCAGTAATAGTAGAAGTACCAAGTAATTCATTTGAACCATCTGTATTTATTAAGACTTCATTAGAATCTGCTCTGAATTGTATTTTATATGTAGTTGCAGAAGTTGTATTTGGTGAATCTAATTTTTCCATGACCCATGTATAATTTTCTTCACTGCCCTGTTGCCTGACAAATTGATCATTCAATAATTGAGTAGTTCCTCTCATCAGTCTTATTTTATTATCAATACCTCCACCACCAGCACCGCATGAAACGACTGCTCTTATTAAGATTTTATTAGATGTTGCAGCAGGTGTGATGGATACATTCAAACTTGGCACATCAATAAAACTTGTAGAAGTTGTTGAAGATTTATCTGATTTTACTGTTTGTTGAACTTGTAATAATTTACCAGCAGAAATAGTAGCACTATCAAGAGTAGTTCCATCTCCAAAATTAATAGTCATTACTGCACCTCCTGTAAAACAAACTTATATTTTTTATTTGTTCTTTTATTAATTAGAAAAAGATCACTTTCTCCTTCCTGTATAGTATAACTTCCCCAAGTTCCGTCAATATCATTTTTATGGCCCTCGTTAGATAAATTAAAGTCGTTGACAAATAAATTAGCCCACCTTAAAGAAGATGATCCTAAATCGTAAGCATTATTTGTAGCAGGAGTAAGAGTATGCAGGTTTGTTAAATTTTGACCTCCGATTGAACTTACTATTGATGCTGTGGTGACTAAAGTACCTGTCTCATCAGGTAGAGTTAAGGTTCTGTTAGAAGCAACGGTTGATGGTGCTTTTATTCCTACATAATTACTACTATCAGCATCACCGAATCTAATTTCATTTTGTGCATTTAAAGTAATTCCATTTCCGTCCATAAATAATTGTTCAGTTCCAGAAGAACTAAATCCCATAATATTTGCAGATTTTCTAAATAAACCTAAATCAGTATCCGAATCAAAACTTAAAGCTGGAGTTGATGCACTATTTGAATCATCAATTAATAATGGTCCTGTCATAGTACCACCAGATTTTAATAATAAACCTAAGTTTGCAGAATCTATATTACCGATTTCAGTAAACCCACCATTACTTGAATTTCTAATCTTTAAAATATTTGTGGTGGTATTAAGAAAAGGCATACCAGCCACACATTGACTGGAAGATAAATCACTTGATTTTGAGTTACTGGATTGAATTGCAGCAAAAACATTATTCAGATCAGTTCTTACATTCGCTCCTGACGCATTTTCAATCGTATAATTTGTTACATCAGCCATAGTTAAATACTATTTTTCTCCATGTTAACCTCCTTTACCAAAACCAACAGCACTGTAGGTAAAGTTCCTGTCAATACTAGCATTACTTGAGTTCTTAAAATGAACTGTAAAGCCAGTTCCAGATATGCTTGAGAGCTCAAAGAAATCACCTGTTGCCATATTTTGAGCAGAGATATTAACAGAAGGTAGAAAACTATTAAGGTTACCAAGAGCAGAGGTTCCAACAAAGAATGGTGCTGTGAATGTAACTGCTTTTGCACCTGCTCCAGATGCTATTACAGATGACTGCTCTGTTCTTGATGGCATGGTCGCTGTATAACCTGCCTGTTGTAAATTCATATTCTGTGCAACATCATTGGTCTCTAAAGTGATTCTGAATTGAAATCCTCTACCTTTAAATGTGCCATTTGCAAAATCATTAAAGGATGTATAAGTAGGTGAACCAGAAGGATTATCAGTTGTGGTTCTGACAGCTATTTTTGCGTTAGCGTCATTTGCAACTGTTCCATCAAAATCTGTCCAAGTATCAATCAGGTCTGTTCTATTATCAAACTCATCTCCAACATAAAAACCCTCTCCTTGAAAATGTCTTTTTAAGACCAGTGAGAAAGTAGCTCCAAGATCAAGAGTATCAACAAAGTCATAAGTACCACTGGCATTTGCTGTTGGGTCAGTAAGTTTTAAACCTCCAAGTGAACTATCAAAAACAACATTTGTCTTAGTTCCGTTAAATGGTGTACCGTCAGTATCCTCTCTGTCAGTCTTTACAGTAATAGAATCTAAAATATCAACAAGAGAAAGATTTACACTTGTTGCATTAGTGCTGAATCTACCACCATCATCTTGAAATTTAAGAAGATAAGTTCCAGCTAAAGCAGGAGCTATTACTTCTGTAGTATTACCCGCCACAGCCTCGATTACATCTTGAGCAGACTGAAAGGAAGCAGATCCACCAGTTTGGTTTGTATGCCTTACATAAACACGACCACCATGAAGAACATCTATGGCAGTTGCCTGTTTAAATCTTAATCTTACAAATTGTTCGTTGATTGGTTCAATGGTCAAGTTAGTAACATCTTCTGGTAACGAAGTTTTACCAACTGCTGTGAATGTAGTTGTAGTAGAATTAGTTGATAATTCAAGAGATAGATTATATGCAAAAACTTCAAAAGTATATGTTCCTTTTTTAGTGTCTAAAAGTTCAAAATCACTACTGAAAACAACTTGTGAAACGTAGTTATTATTTTCAAACTTATAATTTACTAAATATTGAGTTACTCCCTGTACAGGTTGCCAATCAACTATTAATTTACTTCTGGCAATATTATTGATAACAACTGTTTTTTCTACAACAGTAAGATTGCTTGGAGGTAATACAGGTGCATTTAACAATGAAACATTTCTAACAGGAAGAGATGTATTATCCTCTATAAATGCATATTTACCTTCAACATAAGTTAGTGCTGTGATTACATAATTAATATCATCTTGCTCCTCTACCTGTATCACTCTAAATAATTGTGTTTGAAGAGTTGTACTTGAAATAACGTATGGTGCATTAGTATTTGGTGCAGATGAAAAAGCAGAACTAACAGTCAGTACTGCTCCTGATATGACTGATATGGTTTTAGATTCTACTGAGCCATCAGATAAAATTACACTTATTGTTGGATTATCACTTAAAGATGGTAAAGTCGTTTCTGATTCTGCATCAATAGTGATTGCAGTGGTTGTTGCAGATACGACACGGCCACCTCTTCTGGCTCCTGCTCTTACTGGATCGTTTATTTCAATTACAGAACCAGGCCTTACAACAACACCAGAATCTATAGAAGTTGTAAATGTAACTGTTTCAGATTCATTTTGTTCAGCGAAGAGAATTGCACGACCCAATCTCGCAGCCTGATTACGGGAGGTACACGCAAATGCTTTCACTTGCTTAACGATTGTGCCTAGCTTACTTATAGCGGTGCTATCTTCTACGACCTCAAAATCCACTTCTTTTGAGTCCATGTTGAAATAGCTGACAGATATAACACTATGTCTAGTTTTTAAACTACTACCTGAATAGTTAAAACCACCTTCTCCCACGTTTGCCAAGTTAAATAGATAGCTTGCTGTTGTTGGTTTGTCCTGAGATATTGTTATACCACCAGCAGACCATATAGGCATGCATCTCATAACACCTGCCAAGTCATTTATTGCTGCAAACGCCTCCTTTGGACTTTGTATATTGACATTGCAACTAAATCTGGCTTCTTTCGCTCCTGATCCTGTACCATCGTCAACTTCTTCATTGGCAAACTTACTTGCTGCTACAAAACTGAATAAATCTAAATTACTATCTGTTATATGATTACCTAATCCATAACGAGTATTAGTAAGTAAATCAAGTAAACACATCGCAGGACAGTTAGTGTAAGTCGCTGCACCCATCACTCCATTGAATATATATCCACTTGGATAGACTATTCTACCTGTTGCATTATCAACAGTAGGAGTACCAGAACTGGAAGCACCTGCTCCTGGTATTCTCACCTTGATACCTCTTATGCGAAACTTTCTTGAAGGAATACTATTAAACTGTTTGCTATCAAAACGAAGAGAAACATAAGAACTGTTTGGATAAGTTGAGCTGTTATCTATAACTTCCTGAATACTTGTAAACTGAAAAGCATTTACTGTATTTGAATCTGTGCTATCTGCCGTAACACGAACCACTCTTATATCAACAGGAAAATCACCAGTAATATTAATTCTATGATCTCTCGCATAAGCATCTGCGGTACGACCACTAACGGAGGTTGAAATTATATCTGAAAAACCACCTGAGTTGTATTGAACCTGTATTTTATATTCAACAGTATCTCCTCTTATATCTCCATCATCTTCTGCAACTTGTATCTGAGGCCAAGTCAAAGTGACAATAACAGCATCAACATCTGTATTTGTTATCTGTCTTGTAACAGGAGCAGAGGTAGTCACAGTGGTTCCTACAGAAGTAGGTGTTCTGCTTTCAGCAGGAATACCTGTCATTGCAGTCTGATTAGAAGTCCCAAACTTTGATTGGAAACCTACATCTTGAAAGTTAAAATCAGTCGTAGCTGGACTAGAACTACTAGCATTTGCATTAAGTATTGGAGTGTCATTAAGAAAAACATCCTTAAGACTTGCATTATCATAAGCAGTTGTACCTTTTGTAAGACCTTCCTTTGATGCAGATGCAAAACCCTCTATTTCACCTTCGGAGATTAAATCTTGAATAGTGGCAAAACTTCTACTATGTAAAGTATCAGGAGCACGGTATGGAGGAGGAGGTGGTTTTGGTGGTCCTCCACCAGCACCTTTAATAAACTTAGTTTCGTCTGTCATGCTTCCACCTGGTTTACGTCTGTGGCAGCGGAGATTACCACTGAGCCAGTCACAATTTCTCCATATACTATTGGTACAGATGTACCAGCCCTTGATGTATTCTGAACTCCACTAAAACTAAAAGAGAGTCTAGGATCTTCTTCTGAACTAAAGTCTTGACCTTTTGGCATGGGAAATAATATTTCACTAACTCCTGACATAGCCAAACTAATACCTATGTTTCCAGCTAATGCTGCAAAACTAAAACCACCTCCAGTAGCAGCAAAACCTGAAGCAGTAAAAGTTAGACTTGTACCACCTGTTAAGAGTGCACCACCTATCAAAGCTGCTCCTAATAAAACCTTTCTTGCTCCACCTGCTCCAGCTATAACTGGTATAAAATGTATGTCCTCCCTTCCAACAGGATAATCAATTTCATCTTTATCAATATCA